ATCTACACTCTCTTGAGACCATTAAATATTGACACTCACACTTCCAATTTATAGGAAGAGTGGGAATCTTTAAATAATGTCTCTCCACCTGCCGTTATCGACAGGGCAAAAGGTAATCTGGGGGCTTTATTCCCAGGTACCTAAGCTCGTCCAGTTCGGAAAAAGAACTGGAACCTTGCAGTACCTCTGGAAACCTCTCATGGGTTCAACACCATAAGAAGCTCTCGAGGGTAAGCGCTGAGACCGTAAAGCCAAAGATCGTAAAGATCGTGGGCCGACAGTCGCAGTGGTTATTACTTGGGTATCATCAGAGAAAGAAGCACTAGCAGGAAGGAGATTTGCAACAAGGAGCCCAAGAGGCTCGGCGTTACGCTTCTTCGACCTACTAATGTAACTTTCAACGATGTACCCTTCATAACCATGCCGGGCTCTCGATGGTCGGGCCTCATCGAAGTTACTAATGAGACCACCGTCCCCATAGCCTTCAGGAATGCGAATACGTCTATCTCTGTCGGGCAGCCTAGAAACTAGGTAGAGCCAAGCAGGGAGAAACCGTATATCACAACCTTGATGACCATGGCGAACGCGAGCATACCTACGGAGAGAATTAGCCATATGGTATAATACCATAGTGCGATCTTCTCTCATACCCTTCCAAAAGAAGGGGCGTACGTTTACTCCATCGAAAAAGTCCATGCCGCAAGATTCGTAAAATCTACCAGCCAGGTAGGTTTTACGGGTGTTGACACTAAACCCGAGAAAGTTTAGCGCCTCGATCAGGACAGGAGCGGATACCGACGGTAATATAATATCATCACCGTAGGCATTTACCCCTCTTCGTCCACCGGCAGCGGCCAGAGCCAAAGAGAAGAAGATTAAACTCTCCAACTCAAAGGTATAGCCGTTACCCATAGACGAAAACTTCTCTAGTCGATGTTCAACTCCTTCGACTTCAGCGTACTCAGTACGCGGAAGATCTAAAAGAGAAGCCCACTCGACAGGAAGAAGTAGCCAAACTAGTTCCCTGCTAACAGTATCACTAGCAGAGGACAAATCAATTGTTGCCAGGCCGGTTGCTAAAGCCGACGCAGCAAGTTCTTGATTCCTAGTTTGATCGTCAAGATCGACTCCAAAGCGCTTCAACTGCTTTCGGATCAAAGCCCCGATCCCTAATTGAACATAAATGTTCAAATGGGGCTCGATGGCGATGATCCTATCAGTTTTAGCATCTTTGGGAACACATGTAACCTTACTAGCCGACCGAAGTGTTACATCGGTCACAGCAGTTCTCCACAGTTGTGGTATTAAACTGTGCCAGTAAGGATACAGCCGAGGCGTCACATGCAAAGAGCTTGTGAATTTTCTTGAAGGTGTTACGTCACGTCCAGAAACAGACGTAGTTGCGCCTGGTCCGAAACGCATGTTAGATTCCGCATACTGCAATTTGGAACCCGTAAGGGGACCAAGGATTTGCCAGATGATGGCTTGCGCTCTTTCGAGCAACAAGGAAATCTCTGGTGGCACAGATATTGTGCCATCAACAAATCCGCGGATTCGCTCATTCGTTTCTTTACATACGCGTTCGGAGTCAAAGAACTTTTCATATGCGTTCCTCTTTCTATCGAAAGAGGTCGGCACACGATGGTTCTTCCTAAGGATAGATACAACAAGGTAGTCATCCGCGAACGCTGAATGGGAATTATAACTAGCAGGGTCAACTGATTTTTCAACCAGCTGATTCCACTCTTTATATTTAACCAACAGCGCGCACGAAAGGCTAACAGGCGTATCTATCGACTCACAGACTTTCAAGTAAGCCTTGCACTCAATGTTAAACATAGAGTTTTATCTCCTAACGGATGATAAATAGGACGTAGGGTCACCCCTACCCAATAAAGGCGAAGCAAGTAAGACCGAATACGATAAGATTCGTTACTTCTTATCGTGGTATGTATTAGAAAGCAGTCTTTGCAGACTGTAACTAGTACACACCTCAGGGAAAGCCGCAACAACTACCTGAAGGACAAGAGCTACAATGGTTGCATAATGCAGCCACGTATCTCTTCTCCGACGAGGTTTAAGACGAGCAAGCCCTCTCCTTACGGAGAGAGTCGGCTCGTCAGAGTTGCTCACGGTTAACCCCAAATAGGACTTACATCGACAATGGTGCCCTTAATGGGCTCCACATCGAGAGCATTGCGGACAAACGCAAGAAGATTCCTGCGATCCGCAGTGGTGCTTCGGTCCGGCAAGACGAACTGGCAGTCAGCGCGCAGGATGTAATCCAGCACATCGACTCCGTCCACCGTCTTCCTGACAGGCAGGGCGACTTGAAAAGTCACCCTGTTCGTCGGCCGTTGGGCCGTCGACAACGAAGTAACCGACTTCATGCGAGGCATGAGGACGGAAACTCCGACGCTGTCATCTCGGAAGGTGGCGTTTCCGCCGGAAACAATCTCCGGCTTAAACGTGACTGACACAGGCGTGTCTGCGCCGTTCATTACGGCAATGTTTGCTGCTTCACTCACAGAGTGCTCCTTTAGGAGTATCGAACTTCGTGAAAGGACCTACCTCTTTAGCTGAGATAGTAAGGCCAGGATGTTAGTAATTCTCTTAAAGCCCAAGGACGGTTTCCACTGAGGCGTAGGTCTGGAACCGGGCAGTGAAGAAAACACTGACCGACCATACTCACGCACATAGTAATAACCACCAAGATTGCTCGTAGAGATATACTTACTTTTCCTGGTAACAGTCCCGTAGCACTGTTGGATTCCGACCATAGCGTCAAAGCTGTTAAGCCAGTTGCCGACTCCAATAAAGTAGTCGACAACAAACGAATATGGAAGGAGCTCCCAAGCAAGTGCAATCGGGTTTGTAAAGCCTAAACGCTGTGCAGCGAGAGATTCGCCAAGCACAATCGCCTGAGCTTTGATCACAACCTTATCAGTATCGATCGCTTCCAATTTGCGTCCATCGATCCACAAACGCCCGGTTCTTACGTTCCGGGCTTCATTTGTAGCTCGAATGGATACTTTTCGGTAGTGAGGACGCTGACAAGCTTGCTCAAACTCTTCTACAGAACCAACAATGTCCTGTATTAGAGGTTGAACGCCGAACGTGTATTCAAGATACCTGTTCGTTACGCGCGATCGAAGTTCAAGCTTTGGTGGCCATATCGTCGTCTTCTGACGAGGTATGCGTCTCAATAGCAACTGACGAGCCCTTTCGGCCTCCGTTGAAAATGGGACAAAACCACCACGCTTAAGCTTCCGGATAAACCTGATGAAGTCTGTACCATTCTTAACAAACATGTCCTGCACTTGGTGATACTCAGCCATCGTTTGCGCAAGATTCACCTTTTGATCCTTAACTGCGAGGCGTAATTTGCCCTCCCAGTCAGGATCATCAGCATGAACACTGCGACCGACGGCGAAGAAACCTTGTGCATTAGCATCTTGATAAGTCATGGTATAGGCACCAGCATCGAGGGTAGCAGTGACGGAGCCATATGTAATGTCTTCTTCACTGTGACCACCGAAGCCTGTTAAACTCCCAAGGGCGTTTACATCAACAGGTTTAGGCCGGCGAACTGACTCAGCTTTTGACAAAGTCAAATAACCAGAGACATACGAGCCAGAATCAATAACCTGGGAATGGCCGGTCGCTTTCTCGGTAATGATAAGTTTTGGAAAAACCATAGACTTAGCATACTGAGTATACGACATGCCACATCTCCTAGATTACCGTTTTGACAAGATGCCACCCATAGGCAGTTCAGCTATGGGCGAGGTCGCGAGTTTCACTTCCTGTAATAAGTTTCCCTTATGAACTCATGCTTCATGATCTCAACGCTATACTTCACTTGAAGTAAGCGAAGTAAATCAACGCATGAGACCGACCTTACGGTTCTGACATGCAACTCATAGACGTTAAAACAGGTACAGTCAGTCGGATATGCCAAAAGCATATACGAACGACGATACCAGAATCGACGTCTTTTGAGAGACATGAAAGTTCCTTATTAGTCGTTATAAGGGTATTACAGGAGTGGGGCTCGC